GACAGGGAAAGGCATTACAAGGAAAACGATCCTCTTTCTCTAAGAATTGTAGAGCCTGTTCTCTGTATGTTTGTTCATCCATAATGATCCATATTTAATACATTAACTACCTTTAGGTAATGTTTATGTTACAAAATACAACTTGTAGGTAAATATTTAAATAACTATATATTTTGTATATATTTAGACAATACTCTACTTTAGGTGATATGCCTTATCAACCTGATCCATCTGTTACCAGACTAATCCTTCCTAAGATAATGTTCAATCATTTGTAGACTTATATATCACCCTTGATCTACAAATTTGTGCAGTACCCATTTAAGTCTGCGAGGCTTGCCATCCTAGTAGTGAGCCTATCTTTTCTTCCACGCTGCCGATCTAAGCACTATGTTTCGCCTGGAGTGCGAGCAGAAATAGAAAAACCCCTTTAGGTTGCTCTAAGGTGATGTTGCTTAATAAATGGCTCTAAATCATTTACTAAACACTCAGAACAACCCAAAAGGGTCTTGTGTATAGAGCCACTTACCAAACAGACATCACTCTGCTAATGTAATTATAAACCAAAAACTTATATCCCGATCAGTTCATTTTGTTTAAAAAATAGGCAAATTAGCCAATAATTTCCCGATCAGAACTCAAACTCTTTGTAATCATACCTCCCATTTTCTTTTTTGTACCAGCCGAAAACCAAGACACGCCAATTTGACCTTAAAACTTCTGGCAACAAAGGCGATTCGCTTATTTTTTTTATCCGAGTAGACATATTGCTTTTGGAAGTAAGTTGGATAGCTACAGTCTCTCCGTTTCCAATAGCCAATATGTCGAATATGCCAAACAAATCTTTTTTTCGTTTGGTAAAAGCGTTGTACGATTCCACGACATCGCATTGGTAGCCTCTTTCGGTCATTAGCGCGATAGTGCGCTGATTAAGACTAGCCAAGGTCTTGCTCTGTTATCTTGCCTTCTGAGGCAATAATAATGGCTTTGTGGTGCTTTTGTGGGATGCTGTTCCGCATTGACCAGGCATAGACAGTTACATACTTCATGCCGAGCTTGTCTGCTATATCTTTGTAGCTGCCGAATACTTCTAGCAATTTATCAAAGTGTTGTTTTTGTGCAACAGTATCCATATCTTCTCCTTTTGTAGATCTTTGATTCTACATGAAATACATAGGTTTGTAGATATTAGGGTTTGTCCTAATATAAATATTCTACAAATCTCTACAAATCATGTATAGTTTCTACATAAGCAATGTTGCTTATTTCTTTGAAAGGGAAAAAAATGAAATCGTTAACAAACCATACATTAGAAGAATTGCACAACTTAAATCGTGATGAGCTTATTGTTTTATTAGTAGATCACGACAAAGATGGTGAATATGCTGATGCTCATAGACAAGCATTAGGTGAAGAACCTTTGAATCACCAAGAAGCATTAGAGTTGTGTGTAAATCAAGCGTTTGAATAATAAACATCCCCCTTCGGGGGGAATTTCTTTGAAAGGGAAATGAAATGAAAGTTTTTTACGATTGGGCAAAAACGCCTGTTTGTTATCGTTTTAAATTAGAAAAAAATGTGTACCAACATGGCGACCAACAATGGTGTTGTTATCTTGCATTAGGTGACGATGCTACATCTAAAGACGATATTAAAGAATCGCCTTTATGGTCTTGTTTTGGTACTGGCGATACTAAAGCCTACGCACTTAGAAGTGCAATTCAAGAGTGGAATCATTTTGACACTGTAGGAAGGGGCTAATATGAAAGACTTTAAAGGTGAATGGAAAGATATATTTTGGGGTGCTGTGGCAGCAATCCTTATGCTTGCACCAGCGATGATTGTGTATGTTTGGAAAACAGGGGGTGTATCGTGAGTAAATATGATAGTTGGTTAGAAGAACCATACCGGCAAATGGCGCAAGCTGATGACCATCAGGAATATGTGTGGACTACCTATATGAAGCCAGGTAAGCCATGCGATCCGATGGATTTGGATAACTTCCAAGAGTATCTTGCAGATGCAACTGCGGATTATGCTGGTGCTGAGAAGTGGGAAAATCTGCGAGAGTATGCAGATAAAGGTGAATGGGAAAAGTTTGGTCGGGCTATTTATTTTCTAGTCCACGACCATATTGAAAACAAATTGATTGCGGAGGAAGAATAATGTCTAAATATTTAGAACTTAGAAATGTAGATGTTTCGGACAAGATCGAGAAGAAGAATGGTTTGTCTTATCTGTCTTGGGCATGGGCTGTAGATACATTGCTACAACACGATCCACAAGCTACTTGGTCGTATGGTCAGCCTGTATTGTTTGGTGAGACTGTAATGGTGTTCTGCACAGTTAATGCGTTTGGTAAGTCGATGACAGCGCAGTTGCCGGTCATGGACTATCGCAACAAGGCAGTACCTAATCCCGATGCGTTTGCAGTTAATACTGCAATGCAGAGATGCCTGGCTAAAGCAATTGCTCTACATGGTCTTGGTTTATCTCTTTATGTCGGTGAAGATTTGTGGGATGATATAGAGGTAGATTCTACAAAGTTTGTAGAAAAGATATTAGGTTCTCAGGACATCCCAGAACTCAAGGTGAACTTTGCCCAAGCGTTTAAGGAAGTGTCTAAGGACAAAGAGGCGATGAAGAAGGTAAACGATGCCAAAGAAAAGCGGAAGGCAGAACTGAGTGAAACTAGCTGATGTGCAGCCAGACAATGTGTGCTTCGAGTGCGGTAAGGCTTGGGGTACACATCCACTAAAGAGTTCGGAGAACCACAGATCATGGATCGACCAATGCGATGTATGTTTAAAGCTCACAGCCGTAGTAGATGTTTCGGAATATGGTTATATAAAGGAAGGATGGGATGGAGAAAAAGTGGTGTAGTTCTTGTCAGGCTGATAGACCAAAAGCTGGTTTTAAGTTGGTAGCAGCAGGTAGTCGGGTTCGCCCAGTTATGAGATGGAAGTGCGAACATTGTTTAAAACGAGAGTCGGAGAGACGATATGGTAAATAAATTTTTTGAAGATGCTAGGAATGTAGCCAAGGCGATAGATGAGGGTACTTATATCTACACACCTAGTAGCACAGATATTACGATTCGGTGGCGCAAGATTTATGGTTATGTACCGGCAAGTGAGCAAAAGAAGTACCAAAAGAAATGGTCTGAGTTTCGCGCATTGTCGGCTAGAACTCTAGAGAATGTAGATATACCAGAGATACCAGGAGTTGTGCAATGGAAAAAGTGGCAAAAATCCTAGTAGAGATAGGTGTTTACATTTTGTTACCTTTTGCGATAATAAAGGTGTCTTGGGAATTGGCAACTTCTTGGATTGAGGAATTAATAAAATGAGAAACAAGCATTGTATGGAGGCTTTCTATAGAACCCTAAAGGAAGTAGATATTCCTATTGGGCAGTCTATGATCTGCGAGCATTTCTTTGCAGCAGGTTGGGATGCAGCCATTGATGCCTTGTCTCTCGCATATCAGAGGCAGTTTGAAAATGATGGAGTTGATACACAGCTTATTCGCAGAGACCCCCAAGAACCTCCAGCCGATGACGATAAAGAATGATTGGTATCCTGTATGCTTTCATTCCAAATCAGATTATAGAAAATGGCAGTATTACAGGAGGGGATCAGGAGAGAGAGTTACAGTCTGTGATGACTGTAGTGATGAGTACCAAAAGAAAATGAAAGGGGAGAATCGGTGTTTTATAGCAGAGGCTATGCAACGATCAAAATATGTCTGAACCAGTATCTCAAGCAGTAATGACAGTAACCGAGGTTGCTCCCTTTCAATTTGCTATCGAGATTGAGGGATCAGATTTATCGTTAGAAGTTTCACAGATTATGGTAAAGTTTCTGAATGACTGCTTACAGCAGATTCATGCGGATCAAAAAATCCATTGAAAGGGATTGTATGGAACAAAGAACAGAAGAATGGTTTGCTGCCAGATTAGGCAAAGTTACTGCTAGTCGGGTCGCAGATGTTTTAGCCAAGATTAAGTCTGGCGAATCAGCAAGTCGTAAGAACTACAAGATGGAATTAGTGGTTCAGCGATTGACCAACAAGGTAGGGGAGTCGTTTACTAACGCTGCGATGGAATGGGGTACAGAGCAAGAGCCATTCGCTAGGATGGCATACGAGGCTCATACAGGCACTTTTGTAAAGGAGGATGGGTTCGTAGATCACCCCACGATAGAAGGCTTTGGATGCTCTCCTGATGGCATTGTAGGGGAAGGTCTTATCGAGATTAAGTGTCCGAATACCGCTAACCATATTGAGACAGTCTTGGAGAATAAAGCTCCAAGTAAATACATCCCACAGATGCAATGCCAGATGGCTTGTACAGGCGCGAAATGGTGCGACTTTGTATCATTCGATCCTAGAGTGCCAGAGGACTTGCAACTGTTTGTAGTACGAGTCGAGAGGGATCAGGAGTATATCGACTCGATGGAAGTAGAAGTAAAGCAGTTTTTAAGCGAGGTCTTAGACCTATTTAACCAACTAAAAGCGAGGCAGAAATGACCTATGAAATGAAAGATGGC